TGATATTCACGAAGCATAATTTCTAAGTGCCTGTTGCACTGCAATAATTATGCGAATCAAATATGCTGAATCGCTTTTAAGTTTTCTCAAACTAGATGCACAACCAAGATTTTTAGCTAGGTATCCAGAATCGCAGGAAACGAAAAATTCCTCAATGGTCGTGTCTCCCATAGCACCCCAATAACCCACCCATGATGCGTCATAACATACGATGATTATTCGGCCTTGTCCGGGTGATAGGTTCTCAGTGATAACTCTGATTGGGTCAAGGTGGTGGTCATTAATGATGTCTTCAATGACAATCATATTTAATGGTTTTGAAGTAATTTTCATTTAACAACACTCGCATCAAAATCACTAAACTTCTCACGCACGCCACTCGCGCACGCCTGCCAATTTGCGACAATCTCACGGCTTAAATAGCCTTCTGGTGCATTGTGTATCGGGCCTTCTTTGGTTAGCCAAATAACGCCATTGTCTGCGACTTGCATATCCCAAGCGGGAACCATATCAGGGTGCAAAACATGGTTATCACAGCCTGCTAACTGAGAATCTAAATCAGGGATTGTCATATCCCAATGCTGGCAATGCCAAGTTCCATCCTCCATAGCGGTGCTATTACAGCAAGTTCTACAGTTTATTTCTTTGGTAAGTTTTGAACCGTGGCATAGATCGTGAGCGCTGCAATAGCGACACTCGAACCATGTTTCGTCCGTGCTAATTCCAGCGGGTGCCATGTCAGCTTTAACAATCCTATGACCGCGTTTAATGGCTTTTTCAGCTACGTCAGCGTTAAATGGCACATGCTCTATGTATAGCTCATCGTTGTCCTTACATACCATCACAAACAGCGCATGATTGATCTGTTTGCCACTCATATAAAGGTGGACTTGGCTCCAGTATGTCGGGTTAGCCTTTTGCAAACCATCTTTTTGCATAGCCTTAAACTTCTTTAAGCTGGCCGTCTTAATCTCTAGGATGTGTTTTTCTTTTGAGTTACCCGGCACTCCTGATTCAATGATGCCATCAATCGACCCTGATACATGGCATCCAAAATCTACCCGGCTTTGATTCGTGCCAGTACTGACGATCTTCATGCCTATATTTTGTAGGTCTGAAACTACAGTTCTTTCCTCTAGCTGGCCACGGCGAAACAATCGCAAAATGCGACCTGGGAATTTTTCAATAACGGCAAAGCGAAAAGAATACCATAGGTATCGGTCACACGCATGGCCAAGTTGCGAGCACCCCATGTGGCCGCGTGGGCCTTCTTGATGTGATTCATGGTGAGCGTCGATAAGCTCTTGAATGTCTTGTGACATTGTTTGTCCTTTTTGTTGATAAGAAAACCCGCTGATTAGGCGGGTGTTTATGTTAATCCATTAAGTCAGGTTCTGACGCAAACATTGATTCTTGTTTGAAATTGTTTTCACCTTCAAACCGCTTGGAGGCAAGTGACAAATTGATCTTTGCCTGTTTGAAGTAGCTGTCTTTTAGCTCGATGCCAATGGCTTTACGTCCCATTGATACTGGGCTGTAAACCTCAGAGCCTACGCCCATAAACGGGGTAAGAACGACTTCGCCAGCATTGCTATACAAGTCAACCAAACGGTCAATCACATCAAGCTGTAGGGCGTGAACGTGTTTCTCGTCATCCTCTTCTCGTGCGTCACGGAACGGCAAAACATTGTCGATACGAATGTCATCCCATACGCTTGATGCATAACGCTGCCAAATGTAGTGAGAAAGTTTGTTGCTCTTCGGGTCTTTGTGGTCGTGAAATGTATTGTTTAAATACTCCCACAACTCTTCTTCGTTAAACTTTGATTCGTTGGCATTGTTGAATGCACGCAAAATGTTTGGCAGGATTGGAGTCTCTCCAGCGTACCGTTTTAAACCGCTTGGATGCGTCACAGGCACTGCGTTGTCGCCTTTCTTGGTGAACACCAATACATAGTCAGGCATGGCCGTAAAGCACTGTGTAGAGTCTTCGACAATCAGTTTGTGCATGAGGCTTTTAACCATTGTCCGCATACGAACTTTTAGCGGCTCTTTCCAGATCGTGATTCGATTTCGGTACTGGAAACCGTATTTTTCATGCAGTCGAATGATCTCGTGTGGGAAGTCCCAAAGTCGGCATGAGTTATCGAAAACGTCAGTACAGTGGACAGCGTTTACCCGGCCCGGCTTTGTTACTCGCGCCATTTAAGCGATAAGAAACTCATACTGTTCTAAAAATTGCTCTTTGTTTTCGCAGTTGCTGAAATCACGCTCGCTAGAACTGTAATTGTAAAGTCCTGCGAATGGCGGTGAATAAATAATCAAGTCAATAGATTCGTTAGGAATTGTTGGCAACACTTCCATGCAATCGCTGTTATAGATAGCGTACTCTGGCGTAATGATCTTGTCTTTTGTTTTCATGATAAAAATCCTGGCAGTTGAATTGATTGATTGAACTCTTTTTTAGTGAAGCTGAAATCACGGTTTGCAGCTTCTACAAGGTTTGAATAAAGCTCAATTGCCTTTTGTGTTTTTTGCTCCAAAGCCTCTAAAACACGTTCTTGTCCTTCGCTGATAACCATGTCGCATACTACCTCTGACTTCTGACCGAAACGCCAAAAACGCCGGATAGATTGGTAATACTGCTCATAACTCCACGTCGGGAAGAAAACAGTATGGTTACAGTGCTGCCAATTTAGGCCCATCGAGGTCATTTTTGCCTTGGTTATAAGGCGCTTAATGTCGCCTTTGGCAAACGATACTAGGATGTCTTCTTTCTTGTCGATTGACATACCGCCAATGATTTCTACTGCATCACGATCAAGCTCTGAAAGTAGTGCGCTTTCATCGTTCAGGTTACACCAATAGACGGACGTTTTACCGTCTGCAAGTTGCACGGCTTTCTCACATCGTTCTTTGACCGTGAGTTTCTGCTCCTCGCGCACCTCTGTCATTGATTTTGCAGGCATGGCAAACAGTGAAGCCTGATCGTCTATGCACCATGTGTTGCTGTTATGCACCATGTGCTTATTAAGGTGCAATGCTGGCAACTCATAATTTGAGTCGCTAAACCCTAGGTCTGATGGCTTCTTTACCATAATAGACCACTGGTTTACCCATGCGAAAAAGTCACGTTCTGCGTGAGGCTTTAGGTAGAACTTCTCGCCAATGTTGCGATTATTGCTGTCTGCACTACCTTGGTTGTTCTTAAAGAACTTTGTTAGCATATCCATGTAACCCATATAACCAAGGGCCTCAGAGCTATTTCCAAGCTCAATAAAATCATTCGGGCTTGGTGTGGCTGTACTAAAAAAACGATACGGTACGCGCTTGATAAACGCCACGATAGCATCACGGGTTTTACCGGCAAAGTTCTTTAAAATCCCTGATTCGTCCAGAATGACGCAAACGAAATCGTCAGGGTTTAACAGGTGCAAACGCTCATAGTTGCATACAACAATGTTTTTTGTAAACTTTCCGTCTTTGCTATGTTCAATGTCATCTACGCCAATGCGTTCGGCTTCATTAATAAACTGAAAAGCCACGGCCAAAGGCGTGAGAATCAAAACGCGCTTATTGGTCTTGCGGATGATGTTTTCAGCAAGCGTAATGCTGATTAACGTCTTACCCAATCCAGTGTCAGCAAACACACCGATACGGCCTTTTCGTAGTGCCTTCGTGATAATGTGCTGCTGAAAATCAAACGCTGATTCAGGCATCCAAATTGGCTCGAATCCGAAGTTGCCCGTCGTGTGTGTTTTGTTTTTTATGAAGTCGGCATAACTCATAACAATCCTTTTTGTTGTTGAAAAAACCCACCTAAGTGGGTCTGATTCTTACTTACTTCTTGGCCCAAGGTGGCGACTTAGCCGCTGAAACTGCCGTAGCCTGGCGTTGTTGTGCTGGCGCTGCTTGTCGTGGTGCAGGTGCTTTCGCTGGTGCTGTGCCTGTCAGTGGCTTGTAGGCTTGTACGTTGTTGCTCGCTTTGTAGTCGCCTTGCGCTTCTTTGATCGACAGCTTGACAATCATTTGACCGCCTAAAAGCTGGTCGGTATCCTCAAACGTAGCCGCCTGAATGCCAATAATTCTCAAAATATCACCCAATTGACCCCGACCAATAGCCTCGGCTTTTTGGCTTGGGTTTTGAATGTTGAGCATCGAAAACACAATGCGCCCCATGTGAGTCGGGCCGTCAACAATCATTTTCAGATTGATGTATGTGCCGTCTCCAGCCTTGGTTTGCTTCAAGTCTGCGCCGTCGATTGTTACGCTGTATTCCCCGGCTGGCAGTGGTGAAAAGTCACCGTCGCCAGTAGATTGCAGGTCTTCGTCCGTAAAACTCATTCCGATATGTGCCATGTTGCTTATTCCTTGTTAACAGTAGTGATTGAAAATGATGGCCGCGAAGCCGTGGTGGTAATTGCTTTTGAGAGCTGTTGCGTTACTTCTTTTTGTGCATTTTTCCATGCGGTCAGGTTAATGTCAGGTTTCCATCGAAACAGCTGAGACAAGTATGCGCCCATGTCGTTCTCGTTTGCGATTTCCTGAACCAGATCAGCATCAACTTTGCGATTTAAGCGGGTTGTCACTTTGACAGTAAAGTCGTCTAGTTTAGTCGTTTGCACGGCGTCAAGGCGGTCGTCAACCTTCAAGGATTCGCTTAGTTTGTCTTCGATAGATCGTCGGCGTTCTTGTGCTTCATGTTCGTCTGACTTGGCTTTAAGCCATAGTTTTGATAGTTCTGAGGTGTTCATTTCAAGCCTTCAATAGTTCATTTGCTTTTTCAATGCACTCATTGCAAATGTTTCGTTCATCTTTTCCAGTCTTGTTATTTGAAACAAGCTGTTCAACTTGATGCTCTGTCTTGCTGCAAAATGAGCATTTACGCTGCACTTTAGGTGGATCTGTGAAGTTTATTATGTTTGTCACAATACGGCTTTCACCATTGCATCATTAAAGGAATTCCAATTAAGCGAAAAGCTATCTGGCAAGCTGTAGCGATTCTTTGCGAGATACGCGGGCTTCTCTTGCGTGAAGATCATGCGCTCACCATTTGAAATAGCCCGTCCTCGCTCTTTGTTGAAGCCTAAGTCTTCCTTTTTCACCACTGTTTTGTAGTTTGCGAAAAATACACAATCTGCCCATTCTTGAATAATGGCGCTTGATCGTGTTTGAAGCTTTGGTTGGTAACGGTCGTAGCTGTCTACCTCGGGACTGTCGAAACGCTTAATCTCACTGTGACCAATGAGGATGACGTTCATGCCTTTGTCATTTCGCAATGCGTTAAACCCGTCGAGAATGTCGCGCCACTTATTTGCAAGGTACATTGCAGCCCGGCCATAGGCTAGTTCTTTAGAGTCGTGCTCGGATTCAATCTCGCTATTAAGCAAGTTCTCTAGCCAATCAACGGTATCGAGTGCAACGGTCTGGTATTCGTGTTCTTCTGTGTAGAGCGTCTGGATCATTTCCATCACGTCAGCGCTACTGGTTGCGATTGGAAAATGTGCCACGTCCAAGGCGTCTAGGCCATCTTCAGCGCAGATGAAGATAGGGTTTGGTGCCTGGCTTGCAAATGTGCTTTTACCAATTCCATGCGTTGAATACAAGAAAATGCGAGGGGGACGAAGGTTTTTACCCTTCTTGATAGAGCTTAAGTCAATAGCCATGATGGTTCCTATCTGTTGAATTAGCCACCGTCTGACGTTCAGTTCGTGGCATGGTCTAAGTGTAGCGCAATTACTAGGTGTTTTTCCAAACGCTTGCAATATTTTTTGAAGAATGTGAAATTTTCATCTCTTTTTCTTTTCTTGCTTCGCGCTGAACTCTTTCTGCCGCGTAGTCACGCTTACGCTTACTTTTTGGCATTGCACCATCAAAAATTGTCTCGATGGTGACGTACTTTTGAAAGCAACAATTGCACAATCTAAGCCTGTAGACCTCCGTTGTGCTTTCGCGCCTGGTTTCCAAGACGCAGGATTGGGCATTATGTTGGCAGGTCATTGCGTCACCGGAAAAAATGCGTTAATCGTCACTGGCGCGACCTTGCGAAGTTCCTCTAAAACCTGTTGCGCAATAGCTCTGTGTTCCTTTTGTGTTGACGGGTCAAGGCGTGACTGTAGGTAATGTAGCCAACTGCGAAGCGTGCCACTCATATACATTCGGCTGGTTGTCAATCCTTCAGGTAGTAATGCGCGGGCTTGTTCTTTGGCGATACCGAATACTAAGGCCGATTCGTAAAGGTCTGAGGCAGTTGACGCAACTGTTTCTTGAGCTGCAATCCACCAATCACTGATATCACCATCATGGCACTGAATCGAGTTCTGCC